ACATTGTATGAGGTTGTTATTTTTACAGAAAAGAAAAGAGGGTGGACCTCATAGTTTTTTAACTACGGAACCCCTCATCTTTGAAGCATTGCCTAGAACATCGTTCCAGCCAGGTGCTTTTACTCTCAATTTGTCTTTCCATTCGCCCACTTCCTGGGCGGTGGCACAACCGTGTGACCAGTCTCGTTGCCAGTCTGGATTCTGTTGGTACCACTCCATAATATCATGTATAGAACATTCAATTACTCGCGTTTCACCAGTTTCCTTGTGAATTAAATCATACTGAGGCATTGGATATACTCCTATGTCTATGGTTTATTTAGGGGGCTAGTCTTGCTTTGTGAAGACGCTTCTCTTCGTAATACTCAAAGATCTGAGGACACCAAACTTTAGTGGGTTCGATCATTGCTTCACATAGTGCCTGAATCTCTAACTGAGCATCTAGTTTTGCTCGTAGGTCCAAGAAATGTAGTAGTGAGCGAAGACTAAACGTTACTACAAAGTTTTGACGGATGTTCTGTGGGAGATAGTCACGTGAATGCTCTTCTGATACTCCGTTCTCATACTGACGAGCAAAGCGCTCAGAAGCAGCCTGACAGAGTCCCAGTTGAGTCTGGTAGTCTGCGTCTATCCATTCGTACTTCTTACCTTTACGGTTGGTGTAGAAGCCAGGAGGACGTACGTAGAAGACCTTCTGTGGTAGAAGGTCTCCAGAAGCAACTTTAAGAACACGCTTACAAGTATATCTCTGTGACTGAACATCAAAACTGATGCCGACACGGTGTGTACGTGCCTGAACAATCACATTGTGAACGAACCCAGAGCAGCTAAACGAGATAGAAGGGTGCTCTAAAGGACCCCAATGACCACGACCATTCTTTAGTAGTTGTTCAATAACCCATTCACCAGCTTCTTTCTCGTGTGGGATGTTAGTGTCTTCAATAGGAAGCTCACTGTAGTCATTTTTACCACCCATAAACACAAGTTGTTGTGGGTTGGGGGTGCATCTGATCATCTCTACTTTCTGTAGAGGATCGAGCTTTAGTAGCGTCTCCGCGTTTACAGGTCTCATAAGTCGTCAGTTATTTGCGAAAACATATTTTGGATAAGATCGTCAGTTGATACTACATCATCTGTTTCATCAGAATAGTCAGTATTACTGATCTTATAGGTCTCATCAGAGGTATATATCTCGGACTTTAGGTCGTCGATCAATACCTCAATAGACTGGACTAGGAACTTTACCTTGTCCGTATCCATCAAAATACGCCGGGGAGGATCTGACCAGTGGTAGCATAGGTGCCAACTGCGATAACGAAGCCGAGCATTGCAAGGCGACCGTTGAGGAGTTCTGCTAGTGGTGTCATGATAAAAGCTGTATTGGTTACTCTGATATTATACCATAAAAAAAGGGAGAGCGTGAGCCCTCCCTGAAAAACTATTTAAGTTTTGTATCAGCTAAACAAAACCTGTACGCTATGAGCGCAAGGAAATGGCTTAGATGCGTTCTTGCCAGTCTCAACTACAAATCCAAAACCATTGATTTGGATGATATTGCAGTGGATATTGTTTCTGTTATCGTTGCTTGTAGCAACAACAGAGTACTCAGCACCGAAAATAGGCTCGGCAAACACATATTCATACATATTTGGTGCTGTAGTAGAAACACCAATACTCGCAAAACCATTATTATAGCCAATATCACCATTTTCGGCGATACGAGCAGCGTGCATCTTAGGACCGTAATAGTCTTCTCCAGGGAAGCCCTGAGGACCCATTGGACCTTCTGGAAGTCCGCTTACGTTACCAGCGAACTCAACGTCGCCAAAAACGAACATGTTTCCATTGCTTGTGGAAACAAAAGAGGGGGCGTATAGTTCGTTTCCTACTTCAAGTGTTGATATACTTGCCATACCAGATACTGTAATATCGGTAAGGATGTCCATTTCGGAGACTAAAAGCTCTCCGCCAACAAAAGCATTACCAAAGACCTGTAGGTCTGTAAATGTTCCGGTTTCTAGCATTTGAGTTTGACTTGCGTAGTTTACAAATCACAAAGCTATAATGAGGTTTGGGAGTAAATCAGTAACTCCTAGTTATTTATGTATTAAAAAAGGAGCCTTGCGGCTCCTGTGAAGTTTAGTACGTTGCAATAGCATTAAGCTTGACGAGTAGAAGACGAGCTTCTGCTAGTTTTTGCTCTCTTAGTTGCTTTTGGCGGATCATCTCTAAAGTATTCATTTAGCAACCTCAACAGTTACGTTTTCGGTGTGCTGAATACCACGGTAGGTTTCTGTAACTGTTTTAGTTACAGTTGCCTTGGGTGCTGCGGTGTCATAGGAGACACCACGATAAGTGACTTTTGCCATTTGTTTTTCCTTTGGTTGGGTTTAGTTAAAAACCGTTCCTTCAGGCGGCGTTTGCGTCCTAGAGCCTTCCCTAGGATGAACGTAACCGTTCCGCGCACGTCTTACTTGCGTCACACAGCCTTCTGTGTGATGAACGTATAGAAAGTATATCATACTTCCCTCACCTATTTAGAAGTCTTTATATTTTCTTAATGTTTAGGCGAGGCTTTTGGTGGAGCGAAATTAGGCGCGATTACCCCATTTGATGTCGGGAAAAGCTTCAGCTACTACATCTTGGGTGACCTTGTAGGCATCCGAGAGGTTCTTGTCCTTTGCGAGGACTAGGATCTGTGCTTCTAGTGGGTGAAGTCCATCAAGTAGGTTGATGAACATAGACTCACGACGGTTCTTTGTGAGACCACTATTACCACCAACAACAAAGTTGTATAGGTTCTTCCACTGTCTACGGATAGTTGTCTTACTACCAGCTTCTTTTTGACCCAAGGAGAAGTTATTATTCTCAAACATACGACGGTTTGTGTCCGTCAATCGGTCGGTCAATGTTCCACTGTAAAGAACATTCTCTTCTGGGTTGCCGTAAGGTACATCACCTTCAGGTAAAGCAGAAGTAATAGACTCATCAAAGTTCCAGATAAGAACAGCTTTGAGAGAAATATCCCCGAACTTTTGAAGAGCTTCCACTTTTTTAGCTCTAGTTCTACAACGTGATACTAGGTCTAGTACCTCAAAAGCTAGTGGGCTATTGGGTAGTTCCATTACTACTGGCGTAGCTCTAGGCTTACTCGTAGTAGTTGCTTTGGAAGCGGAAGGCTTCTTTGCTCTGGGCTTTTTGATCGCTTCTGTCATGATTAGAAAGGTTAATAAGGATTATAAAGAAGATGAACTTCAATGCTGGGTGGATGTTAGTCATCGTCATCCCAGTCTAGCATCTGATCATAGCTATTTTCAAACCTGATAGTAAGAAGTTCTTCGTGTATCATGTTGCCATCCTCGTCATAAAACTCTGGATGATCTGGGACCATGGAGTATTGGGCTTGTGTAGCTAGGTAGCCGTAAGTCAAGTAACCAATGACTCCACCAATTAGGAGGAACATCAGGATCATAAATGACCCTAGTACAAGAGCTGTCGTAAGCATCTGAGTGCCTCCTATGTCTTTGTTATTATTTAGGCTTAAAGTAAACCACTCTCTTTTAAATACTTAGCTGTCTCCTTGGCTCCACCTACTTTTACACCCTCATCAGTAACGACTTGAGGAAAAGAAGTATTACCAAACTGGTCAAGAAAATCTTGTCTGGTGAAATCTACATTAAGAGTTCTCTTGGTATAAGAGATGTTTTTAATAGTGAATAGCTTTTCAACCGCTTCACAATATGAACAACCAGGCTTGGAGAAAACAGTAAACATAATAACTTCGTCAACGGATCTATTATAGCATATGTAGGCATAAAAAAAGAAGGACCGTAAAGATCCTTCTCTATTTAACTAATTACTTAAAGTATTTCTCTTCAACCTCGACAAGGCTATTCTACATAGAAGTAGAGACCTTGTCAAGACCTTGAAGAGGTGTGCTATAATATCACTTGCGTGACTTAAGCTCTTCTACTTCAGCACTTAGCTCTTTAACTGCCTGGATGAGAAGACCAACTAGACCGTTATAGTTAACGGATAGACGCTCTTCAGACTCAGTAGTGAGTTGTGGGTAAACAGCTTGGACTTCTTGTGCGATAACGCCGACAGAAGCATCGCCATTTGACTTCCAGTTGTACTCAACACCACGTAGGTTGTTAAGCTTATCCATTGCACCTTCGATGGTCTCAATGTCAGCCTTATAACGGCGGTCAGAGAGTGTGTCGAATTCCTTAGCGGAAAGAACACCAGTTGAAGGAACGTAGGTTAGAGATTCACCAACGTCAGCGTCGGTCTTAAGACCTTCGTTGCCAGTTGCGGCAGCAGCAAATGGGATGAAGTGTGTAGCACCGGATGAACCAGCGTCTGTGAGTAGAACGTCATCAGAGCTGATGTTGGTTAGGTTTGAACCGTCACCATAGAAGTTACCAGCTACAACACCACCAGAAACGGTTACGGTTGCAATACCACTGATTTCAGTAGCAGTGTCGCCGACGATGTTTCCATTAGCATTGATGTCACCAGTTACGGTTAGGTCAGTGCCAACTTCTAGAGTTGAACTTGTAACCAACGTGGTGAAGTCACCACCGGTTGCGGTTAGGGCAACGCCTACACCGTCTAGAACCAAGCTCCTAGCAGTTACGTCGGTACCAGTAAGGTCAACGGAAGATGCTACAACGTTGGTTAGACCAGCGCCGTTACCATAGAAGGAACCAGCAGCTACGCCACCGGAAACTGTGATGGTTGCAATACCAGAGATTTCTGTAGCAGCATCGCCAGCAATGTTACCGTTGAAGGTAGCGTCGCCAGTTACTGTTAGTGAATCACCGATAGTTACGGCATCAGGAAGACCAATAGTGATGGTCTGGTCAGCAGCAGAGGTTTCGACTTCTAGTGAAGTACCTACGATGCTGAAGGTCTGGCTGCTGATGTCAACAGAACCAGTAGAAGCAGCGTCGCCACCGATGTTAAGGGTGCCGCCTGTTTCTGCGATCTTGGTGTCAACGTATGTCTTGACTGCCTTTTCGGTAGGAACCGCAGCGTCAGAGTCGTCAGCTAAAGTGCCGTCGATGCTGAACTCAGTGATAGCCTGACCGGCTGCACCAAACTGTAGTGAGGTGTCTAGGCGAGCTGCACCAGCAATAGTTGCAGTTGAGCCAACGGACAACCAACCAGCTAGAGCTGCGTTGTTTAGAGCAGCGTCGCCAGTAGCTAGGTCGCCAGTTGTGACGATGCCTGAGTTACCAGAGATAGCTCCGTCTACGGATAGACCACCAGCTACGGTTAGACCTGCATTAAAGTTGCCTGCGTCTCCGTAAACGTTTGCCCAACGGACAGCGTCAGAGCCGAGGTCGTAAGCTGAATCAGTATCAGGAATGATGCTTCCTGTGATATCAGCGTTTGTTAGAACTAATGAACCAGATACTGTTAGGTCATTAGAGATGATTAGGTCGGTGAATTCTCCACCACCGCCTGAGGTTACTGTTGCGACTGCGACATTTTCGCTGCCGATCGCAATGAACATTGCTGGAGCAGTAATAGAACTGACACCAGACTGGATGATATTGCCACTCGTATAGAGAACGTCTGTCATTGAAGCCGTTGAGACTCCAATTAACGCTCTACTATCATTAATAATGACACCACCGGAAATAGAGTATGCCATTCGGGTTTTGTTCTCCTTGAGTAAGTATGTACGTACAATAACAAAGAGCTACAAAGGTAGCTCCTTATATTTATACGTTGGAGAAATTAGCCTTCTAGCTTTCTGATACGTTCCTCAAGGTTTTCGTTCTGCGCTTTAAGTTCCTTAACAGACTCAACTAGAACCGCGATCAAGCCGTTGTAGTTAACAGACTTGGGGAAGGTTCCTGCGATGAGTTCAGGGAAGACCAGTTCAACTTCCTGGGCGATGACACCCATTGACTTCCTACCGCTATTGACGAAGTCGAAGTGTACGCCGTTGATCTGATCCACTTTCTCAAGTGGGTTCTCAACGATGCGGATGTTCTCCTTGACGCGACGGTCAGATAGTGAGTTGATGTCCTGGGCGGTTATCATCCCAGAGACCCACATATCCGTAGCAGTTACAAAACCGATAGTCGCTGTAGTACTATCAAGAGTTGTGATAGTAGCAACCCCGATGACCGCATCAGTAGCAGAGAAGGTTGAGACACCCAACTGGTTGATAGTACCAACGCCAGTGATGTTGAGGTTTCTACCAGAGACTTCATCGTAGCTAATGTCGCCAGTGACGGTCACACTACCTTGAACCGTTAGGTCGCCAGTGATGGTAGCAACACCGATGTTTGCGCTAGAGATAGTAGCCAAGCCAGTTACGGACTCGGTTACATTCGCTACACTAATAGTAGCAACACCAGCATTCAAGTCGGTTACATCCGCGAATGCGATGGTCGCGTCAGCAATCCTTGCGTCAGCGAAGGTTGCGATACCAGATGAGTTGATGTTAGTTGCTGTAAGTACACCACTGACCGTTAGGTTTACAGCAGCAGCACCTTCAAATACCTGGTCGCCTGTTACGAATAGGTCACCATCAACGTAGACGTCGTTAGTGAATGTCGCAATACCACCGAAGGTAGAGACGCCAGTTACAGATAGTTCAGCGAACGTTGCGCTTCCACCCGAGACTGGGATACCAGGCAAGCTTACGAAACCACCGTTAGGAACGGTTAGACTTTGAACTTCTAGCTCGAAGCCGTTACCCGTGGTGAACTCAAGGTTTTTGGTTGAGACGAGACCGACTGTAGCGATACCAATGAGGGCATCAGCAGTTGATAGGACACCGACAGTAGCAACGCCAGTGATGTTTATTGAGTTGAACTCAACGTCACCACCTTCCGTAGCAATACCTA